TGCGGACTTTGCGAAAGTGGGAATACCTCCGTGGTTCAGACCATTCGCGTCTACCACGGAGTTCAACGCCGCCGAAAGTGCGGCGCATGCGGGCACCGTTTTTCTACCTTTGAACTAAACCTCCGACATCTATCGACCGACCCTAAGTTCGACTTCCTATTCCGAAAGGTTCCCACATGTCTCTCCCAACCTCCATCTCTGCCTACCGCGCCGAACAAGAAGCGTTCGACACCGCCTCACAGGGCGAAAAGGGCGCCCGGTTCTGCCTCGGCACCTACGAAGCCTGCGTCGGCTTCCGCCAGCGCCTGCACTACTTCCGGTCCCTCGACCGAAAACAGGCGACTGAAATCTACCCCACTGGCGACCCCCGCCACGGCATCTCCTCCTACGACGAATTCGAGGTGACCATCCTCCCCGACGAGGACGGCGAGCACTGGGTCTACATCCAGCGCCGCTCGGCGAAGTTCAAGGCCGTCGAGCTCCTCGACAACGACCACGACCTGATCCCGGTCGAGCCCGTCGAGGGCGAGGCCCATGAAGTCCACCAAATCGAGGACCACAGCAATGGCTAAACCCAAGTACCCCGCATGGTTCGTCACCCTCTGGCAACGAGCCCTCGACGTCGAGATCGGCATCCGCTTCGAGGTCTCCGGCTGGTCCCGGGAGCAGTTCCGGAACTTCATGTACGAGGCCCGGCAGGCCGCCCGCGATCCGCGGCTACAGGAGCTCATGATGTTCCTACCCGCGGCCCCGCACGATAACGAGGTCTGGCTCTGCAAGAAAACCGTGGAGCTTGACCCATGAGCCCGGCGCGAAGTGACGACCCCCTGCGCCGGGTTACGCTCAATTTGTACGAGGCGGATTGCATTGTCCTCGAACGCATTTACGGCCACGGATGGACAACCCACATCCGTGACCTTGTCAAACAGAGGGTAAACCAAACTCACTCGGTTTCCCGTGCCCGAACCCTCGGAGACCTCGAACACGGCGAGTATGCACATAACGATCCATACTGGAACGCCGACACCGACGGAGATGATGACGATGACTAGCACCCGTTCCGACCTCCTCGACTCCCTCGCCAAGCCACCGCCGCCGCCCTCGGAACTCGACGAACTTATGGCCCGGGACCCGCTGGACCTCTCGGCGCAGGACATCGACAAGATCATCGCCTACCAGCGCCAGCAACGCGCCCAACGCGAGGACAAGGCCAAGCCCAGGAAGTCGGCCGCCGAGGCCGGGATCAAGGGCGCGGTGGACCTCGTAGCACTCGTCAAGGGGGTGGCCTCACCGCCCCCTACTTCCCCTGCTCCACCCCCGGGCGCCGGCTTCACTCGGAGACTCTGATGACCGACCCAACCCCCTCCCCATTCCTCCCCGGGACCCGCATCCAATACGCGTGGTCCTCCACCGGCCTCGACCTCCTCAAGACCTGCCCGCGGAAGTACCAATACGAGGTCATCGAGGGCTGGCAGACCCGAGACGAGTCGATCCACCTCCGGTTCGGCATCGAGTACCACCACGCCCTACAGGACTACGCTATCGCTCGAGCCGGAGGAGCCTCCCATGAAGACGGTATTCGCGCTGCTGTTCGTGCTCTGCATAGCCGTGTTTATAATTGGAACCCCGATCGCACTACTCGTGCTGGTCGCTATAAAAATCGGGAGTCCATTGTTGGTCTTGTCATCGATTATCTGGATCATTTTGGTGCTGATGATCCGGCGAGCACTTACATCCTGAGCGACGGATCGCCTGCGGTGGAACTCAAGTTCGCCTTCGAGCTCGACTGGGGGCCCCAAACCTTCAACCACGAATTCGTGGACAAGACCCAGCATCCGCACCAACCCTACCTCCTCTGCGGCCACCTTGACCGGATCGTCGACTTCCACGACGACCTCTACGTCATGGACCGGAAGACCTCCCTGACGACCCTCGGCTCCTACTACTTCGACCAGTGGACCCCATCGAACCAGATGACCCTCTACTCCCTCGCCGGGAAGGTCATGTTGAACCAGCCCGTGAAAGGGGTGATCATCGATGCCGCACAGGTACTACTTGAAAAGCCCAACGCATTTGCCCGAGGCTTTGCGTACCGTACAGAAGATCAACTTGCCGAGTGGCTCACTGATCTACGTTACTACCTGCGAGAAGCCGAGGATTTTGCAAGCGCTGGGTACTGGCCGCAGAACGACACTGCTTGCAATAAATATGGAGGATGTCCTTTTAGGGAGGTCTGCTCCGCCGCCCCCAACGTCCGCGAGGCCTACCTCACCGCTCGGTTCGACCGAGTGACCGACAACCAAGCAGCATGGAACCCGTTCTATGACCGAGGGTAAGCAACTCCGCGCGGTGCTCCCGCTCCTCAAGGCCCGCGTTACCGCCCGTGACGACACGTCCTTCACCATGTCCTTCGGCCAGACCGAGGGCGCACCGACCACCATCCGTGTCAAGTGCAACATGTCCGCCCTCGACATCCGCGATGGGGACCTGCTGACGCTGTATACCGAAGTGCTCTTCAAGACCCCCAACCAAGGACCGACCTGATGCCCTCCCTCTCCGCTCACCAGTCCAACGACTTCGTCAAGCTCCTCCTCACCGGCGACTCCGGCTCGGGCAAGTCCGGCGCCCTGACCTCGCTCGTCGCCGCGGGCTACAAGCTCCGCATCCTCGACATGGACAACGGCCTCGACCCGCTCAAGACCTTCGTCATGAAGGAGTGCCCAGAGCTCGTCGATAACGTCGAGTTTCGTACCCTTCGCGACGACTACAAGACCACCGGAGCGGGCGTCATCGTCGAGAAGCCCAAGGCTTGGGTCAACATGATGAAGATGCTCGACCACTGGAAGTACGACGACACCGACCTCGGCGACCCGGCAGAATTCGGCCCCGATTGCATCGTAGTCATCGACAGCCTCAGCTTCGCGGCCGACGCTGCATTCGACTGGGCTCAGTCCATGAACCCCGGCGCCAAGGAGCCCCGCACTTGGTACCACGTGGCTCAGGGCCAGATCGAGTCCATGCTATCCCTGCTGACCTCGGCCACATTCAAGACCAACGTGATCGTGCTCGCTCACGTCCGCTACTCGCAGAATGAGGACGGGACCCTCAAGGGCTACCCCAACTCGGTCGGCTCCGCGATCGGCCCCGCGATCCCCCGGTACTTCAACCACTGGGCCCAGTGCATGAATAAGGCGGGCAAGCGTACCATTCGCACAGCGGCCACGACCTCCTTTGACCTCAAGAATACCCGGCCCTTCGAGATGAAGAACGAATACGACCTCTCGGACGGCCTCGCCCAATTCTTCGCAGTGTTACGACCGGCACCTGCGAAGGCCGCGCCAGCCAAGCCAGCTGTCGCCAAACCCCAGTCGGTCACCCTCAAGCGAGTCTAACCACTCACTACCCACCATCAACCCAACCATAGAAAGCACACCTAACCATGGCACCCAAGTTCGAATCCATCCTTGACACCCCCGTTGCTGACGTCGAACGCCCGAAGCCGATGCCGGCCGGCACCTACGACTGCATCGTTCGTGGCCTCTACGAGCAGGGCGAGTCCTCCAAGAAGAAGACGCCCTTCGTGAAGTTCACCTACGCTTTCCAGGCGGCCCTCGACGACGTTGACGAGGACGAACTCCGCGAGATGCTGACCGACAAGGATGGGAACGTCACGCCCCTCACGGAGCGGACGATCAAGGACACCTACTACACCACCCCGGACGCCTTGTTCCGGCTCACCGACGCCTTGGAGGCCATGGGGATCGAGGACCTCGAGAACAAGACGATCCGCCAGTCGCTGTCCGAGACCCCCAACTGCCCGATCCGGGTCGTCATCGGCCATCGCGCCTCGGAGGACGGCGAGACCGTCTTCGCCGAGGTCAAGAAGGTCATGAAGCCGGAGTAACCCGGCCCTAACCAACCTCCCTAACCCGGTCGGTCATTTCCCGGGTCAACTCTCCGGGGCGCCGCGAATGGGCCCCGGAGCTTTTTGAAAGGAACAAGGATGTTCAATGAAACCGAAATCAAAGGCCCCGATCGCGCACCGTTCGATGTCTCGTCGTTGCTCACCGATGCCGAAGGCAACGATCTCCGAACTCTCCCTCCTACTCGCTCTTCGCTACGAAGGCTTAACAGTGCGCCAGATCGCAAAGCGATTGGGCCGGGACCTACGGACGATCCAGCGATGGATACACCGGCCGCCGAAGCGGGTCCTGCGGCTGCTGGGGTTGCTCCCGACTACGTCAACCACCCACCCCACTACACGTCCCATCCCTCCGGCGTCGAGTGCATCACCGTCACCGAATGGATGAACTTCAATCTCGGCAACTGCGTCAAGTACATCTGGCGCGCCGACGAGAAAGGTAACACCATCGAGGACCTCAAGAAGGCCCGATGGTACCTTGATCGCGAGATCGCCCGGTTGGAGCGCCTTCGCGATGGCGGCTAGCAAGCCCCTCTTCCTCCTTGGCGAGGCCCGCGGCGAGTACGAGCACCGAATCTCGTCCTCGTTCGTGGGCCCTTCGGGGATCGAACTCCTAAGGATGCTCCATGACGCAGCCATCATCGAACTCTCCACCTCGGACCGAAGTTTTATATCTGACTATTATCGACGAGGAGACCCTCGAAGTGTCGAGTCGATTTGGAAGCTACACCCTGAGCTTTACCGAACCAACGTCTTCGCGATCCACCCGCCTGGAAATAAGCTCGAGTGGTTTTGTGGACCTAAGGCTGATGGAGTGGAGAGCTACCCCCCACTCATCTCCTCGAAGGGCAACGCCGAGGGCCGATACGTCCGTAGAGAGTTTGAGCCCGAGCTGGATCGCCTTGCTGAGGAAATTCTGGCTGTGGACCCCAATCTCATTGTGTGCCTGGGGAACACTGCTCTTTGGGCTCTCGCTGGTCGCACCGGAGTCGGTAAGCTCCGGGGTACGACTATGCTCAGTACTCACCTCGTTACTGGGTATAAGCTCCTGCCTACTTATCATCCTTCCGCAGTCCTCCGAGAATGGTCCCAACGACCAACCACCATCATCGACCTAATGAAGGCCAAGCGCGAGGCGGCGTTCCCCGACATCCGGCGCCCCGCATGTGAAATCTGGATCGAACCAACCCTAGAGGACATCGATGAGTTCATCACCCGCTATATCCGGACCGGATGTGATCTTCTTTCTGTCGACATTGAAACGTCTGGATCACGTGTCACTTGCATTGGATTTGCACCAACCCCAGAACTGGCGATCGTTATACCATTCGATGACTCCCGAGCAGCGGATGGAAACTATTGGCCGGATCGAGCGAGTGAAGCAATGGCTTGGCGGCTTATCCGTGGAGTTCTATGCGATGGAAGCATTCCCAAGCTCTTCCACAACGGCCTCTACGACATCACCTTCCTTGCTCGAGCGTATGGAATCCTCTGCCGCGGATGCAGAGAGGACACTATGCTTCTCCAACACTCTCTCCAACCTGAGAGCCTCAAGGGACTCGGCTATCTCGGTAGCCTCTACACCGACCACGGGGCGTGGAAAGTAGACCACAAGGATCGCCAGCGCAGCAAGACCATCGGGAGGGATAAGTAACCGTGGCCCGCATTATCCACACCGACACCTCGCCCGACGATCTCCCCAAATGGGACGCCGATCAAGTCTACAACGGGGTCGACGTCCTTGCCACGCGGGAAATCTACGACTGCATCGCACCGCAACTCGACGAGGTCACCGGCGCCACCTACGCCTTTTCCAAGGCCCTCCAAGCCCCGGTCATCGAGATGAAATGCCGCGGGGTTCGCATTGACCAGTTCCGCAAGTCCGAGGTCATCGATGAACTCTACGACAAGCTGGACTTTTTGGAGCGGAACCTCGATCGTATTGTCTTGGAGGGTGTCGGCATGCCGGGGTTCAACTGGCGATCGACAGGCGACCTCCAAACCTTGTTCTACGAGCGCCTGCAAATCCCGGCGATCACCCGCTTCGGCCGACCGACTGTCGATCGCAACGCCCGGGAGAAGCTCGAGCAGTACACCATCGCCAAGCCGATCGTGGCGCACCTCAACGCCCTCTACGACATAGGGAAGAAGATCAGTGTCCTCAAAACCTCCATCGACCCCGACGGTCGTATCCGGACTTCCTACAACATTGCTGGTACTGATACTGGCCGGTTCAGTTCTAGCTTTTCCGAGTTCGGTACTGGTGGCAACTTACAAAACATCGAGGAGTCCATCCGTCCTATCTTCATCGCCGACCCCGGCTACAAGTGGGCCAAGTGCGACGCCAAGTCCGGCGAGTCCTTCGTCGTCGGCGCAATAGAATGGAACCTGTTCGATGACCCGCGGTATCTCGAAGCCTGTGAATCTGGTGATCCACACACTGCCGTCGCTAGAATTTGCTGGCCTAACCTCCCTTGGACCGGTAAGCTTAAAGAAGACAAAGCTATCGCGGAAACGCTCTACTATCGACATTACACTCACCGTTTCATGTGCAAGAAGCTCGGCCATGGATCAAATTATGGCGGACGGCCTGATACTCTTGCTGCCCAATCGAAGCTTCCCGAAACAGTCGTTAAGGCCTTCCAACCACTTTATTTTTCGGCCTTCCCAGCGCACCAAGAGTGGCACGAGTGGGTCCCCCGGCAACTCGCCACGAAAGGCTACCTCACCTCGGTCGGCGGTCGCCGTCGTTGGTTCTTTGGACGAAGGACTGATCCCGACACGATACGAGCAGCGCTTGCGTATGATCCGCAGGAGACCCTCGCCCGGGTCGTGAACCAGGCGATGCTCCACGTCTGGCGCCATTTCCCGAACGTCTCCATCATGATGCACGACCATGACGCCCTGACCTTCCAATACCCCGAAGACCAAGAAGATGAAATCCTCGCCACCCTGCTCCCAGCACTCGTCCAACCCATCCCACTCAAGAACGGCCGAACTCTTGCAATTCCCTACGACTGCGAAGTAGGTTGGAATAAGGGGCACTATGATGAACGCACGAATCCAGACGGCCTCCGTAGCTACGTCCCGGGGGACAAAGGCCGTCGCCGTGGGGCGGAAACTTCCATCTTGGATCGACCAGTTCGTAGACGCTACGGCTAGCACCGACAGCCCGGTGCTGTTCCGGAAGTGGGCCGGGATTTTCAGCGTCGCAGCGGCCATGGAAATGCGGTGTTGGCTTCAGACCTCGTCGCCGCTCTACCCCAACCTCTACGTCTTCATCGTCGGTCACCCCGGCGTGGGCAAGAACCGAATCCTTCGCGTCGCCAAGAGGTACCTTAATGAAATCCCCGAGTTCCACTTCGCACCCACCAGTCTCACCGGAGCCTCATTGGTCGATAATCTGGTCGCGTCTAAGAGGTTCATCGCGCGACTCCCTGACCCACCCATCGAATACAACAACACTACTATCACTGCCGAAGAACTTACTGCCTTTATGCACAAGTACGACGACGAGATGGTGGGACTGCTCTCAGCCTTCTACGACCCCGACCCCTACGCCCAAAAGCGACGAGGCCGGGACATCGACATCAAGATCGCCCATCCCCAGGTCAATCTAATCTCCGGCACCACCCCCTCGAACCTCGTGGCCCTAATGCCGGAGACCGCCTGGGACCAAGGGTTCACCTCCCGTGTGATCCTCGTCCATAGCGACGAGCGGATCATCGGGGACGACTTCGCCGGGGTGAAGACCGGCATGCAGGAGGACCTCATCCATGACATCAAAGTCATCGGCTCACTCACCGGGGAGTTCAAAGTCACGCAGGACTACCGGGACGCCGTCAACAACTGGCGGGCCCTCGGCGAGCCGCCAGTTATCAACCATCCAAAGCTGCTCCATTACAAGACACGGCGTCGTGTTCACCTATACAAACTCTCGATGGTGTCGGCTGCTGACCGGGGAAATGTGCTATTACTTACTAAGGATGATTTCAACCGAGCAATGGGCTGGTTACTTGAGGCAGAATCGTTCATGCCTGACATCTTCACAGCGGGCAGTACTGGAACTGATGCTCGAGCTATCGACGAAATCTACCACCACATCCAGATCACCGACAAGGGCGACGGGGTCCCCGAACACATGATCATCAACTTCGCCCGCTCGCGCGTTCCGATCCACAGCATCCTGCGGATCATTGACATCATGGTTGGTTCGGGGATGATCGAGAAGAAGGCGGTCGATCGCTATGGCAAGGGGTGGTACCGGTGCTTGCCCCGCTAGTACTCGCCGTCGACAGTCGCCCGGGCCTGCACGTACCCTCGACCCCGGCGCAGGTCCTCGACCGTCTCATGCAGCATCGTTAGCCGCTTAGACAGCCCGTCCATTCGCTCAGCCTGCACGGCTTGGGTGGTTATTATCGAAGCCAGCCCCTTGACCTCTTCCTTCATCCCCTGCACCTCTTGACTGAGCGCCTTGGTCATCATGTCGGCGCGGACTACCATCGCGTAGCCCCCGCCGAGGATGAGTATGGTCTGTAACGCCAGCCCTGCGATCGGAACCCACTCACCCATGGTCATTCCCAGCGGTCTCCTATGCAGCGTCGGGCGGCATCGGAGAGTTGAACTCCGCGAGGCCAGCGTCAAGGTCGGCCTCAAGGGCCGTGATCTCCTGGGGGTCCACCGACTTCCCTTCCTTCGCGTCCTTGGCCACATTGGCCATGCGGGTCGCAAGGTCGTAGATGTCCATCCCGGCCTCAACCAAGAGCGGTAGGACCGTCAGGCCCTTTTCGAGCAATGCAAATATCGCCGTCGCGTTCATGCTACCCTCCGAGGTTCACGCCCAGGCGCACCGCGGTGTCCTTGGCGTTGGTGTACAGCGTCACAAGCGTGTTGTATGTGTTCGCTGCGTTGATCTGATCGTTGTTCCGCACGAAGCTCCGCAGCTGCGCGAGGTACACCGGGACCTCCTTCGTGTACGGCTGGATCGCCGCGATGTTCGCCCGGCAGGACTTGTCGGCCGACCCCGCGATGCAGGCCCGACGATACGCGATCAGCCCCTTTACGAGGATGTTCACCGAGGCCTCGATCTGGTAGAGCTCGTTCTCGGTGACGGGGTTAGCGACCGACTTCGTCACCAACGAGATGCCCGATCCGACCGCCTGCAACTGGGCACACCCGCCCAACGCAAGCGCCACCATTGCCGCTGCTATTACCTTCCACATATCAGGCTCCTTTCGCCTTGTCTTGAAGCACCATCCGGGTCCCTGCGTCGATGGCCCCGACCTTCGGCTGCCCGGGATCGGTCGCCACCGTCGCGAGGGTAGAATTCGCCTGCTCGTTGACGAGCACCTTCGACACACCGGGCATCGCCGCCACGTCCTTCACGAGGCTACCCTGGCCGATCAACGCCGCGGTGACCGCCGTCAGCACTGTGTTCGCCAAGGACACCACCGAGATGATCGCTCGGGCGGTCTCGGCCCCAAAGATGTCCGTCAGCTGCGCTGAGGCGCTGACCAACGCCGACAGCACGGCCGAAACGACCAAGAGTACCTGCTTTCCTGTTAAGTTCATCCTACGACTCCTCCGCTCGCAATGCCTTCCACGTCTCGGGCCCAACGATCCCATCGTCCACGAGCCCCCGCCGAAGCTGGAACACTATCACCCCCAGCTTCGCCTCATTGTCGTAAATATCATCCCGTTGGCTAACGGTGATCCCCTTGGCCTTGAGGAGCGCCTTTACGAGGAGCACCTCCGGTCCGCGGACGCCCGAGCGCAACACCGGCTGGACCTGTGGGGCCTCGGGCTGGGGCTTCACTTCCCCAGAGCCGATGTCCCAGTCCCGAGCATCGTCCCCAAGGGACCCCGCGACGACCGAGATATGCACATGGTGGTCGTGGGGATTCGCCCCAGTGTACTTCCGCCACACCCCGGGGCTCGGCCCCCGTGGCCCTGAGCCGATCTTCCCGTTCGAGATCACATAGCTCAGCCGCGGGTCCTGCACATGCAACAGGTGCTCGGCGAACTTATAGCTGTCGAATCCGTTCCGCGGATCATGCGTCAGGTCCAGCGCCCGCACCACGCCCCCGGCGTCCGGATTATGGTCCGACTTCCTCATCGAGTGCGCCGTGTCCCCGATGGTCCCATCGCTGGCCTTACTACGCCCCGGGTACTTCGCGTTCACTTGATCGCGAAGGTGCTCGAGTGCCTTCGCCAATCTCCAAGCCATAGCCTCTCTCCTGTGTATACAACATCACCGCCCCAAACAACGTGAGGAGTATCCCCATTGCTAGCACTACGGGGATCACCAACGACCCCTCGTCGTCATCTGGTTCGATCACTTTTTCAACCGGGCCTCGCCAGTGATGATCCCTCGAGCCCACTCGCCGATGTTCCGCGGGCGCTGACGATTCTGCGCGACGTCGGAGCCGAACTGGGCCGTCCGCCCGACCTGCGCCAACGGCAGCCCGGTAGCCAGCCCCACCACGTTCGCGCCGTGGGTAATCGGCTTCTCAACCCGCTGGCCCTTCCACCACTTCTTGCTGTCGGAGATAATATTCCCCGCCGCAGTGAGCATGCTCGCAAAGGGTATCCGTGGGGCGTAGCCCTCGAAGGCGTAGTTCGTGGCGAGGTTCACAATCGGGATCGTCGCAAGGGGCTGCATTACCATCGCCTTCCCGATGATCTTAAACCACGAATCGTCCTTCTTCCGATCGTTGAACAGCGTAGCGCCAAAGGCGGCACCGACCACGACCGACCCCAGGCCGTTCACCATGAACTTGTCCCACTCGCCCCGGCGCGCGTTCCCGACCATCTGCCGCTGCCAGTTGTACATCGTATTGAAGTACCCGTAGAACATCGTGAGCATCTTCATGCTCTCGTTCGACTGCATGGCCGCGGGGAGGTCCACCACGCTGGCCGCACCATGGCGCTCACGCACGAAGATGTCCGCGATCTTCGCCGCATGGGCATCCGGGTACCCGCGCCCTAGGGCCTTGTAATACTGGTCCACGAAGGTCGCCACGCGGAACTCCTGCGAGACCTTAGCCACCGGCCAGAAGCCCCATTGCACCGCGCGCTTGCGGATTTCGCCGATCTCGGTCCCTTGCACCGCCTTCGTCAGCGCGTCGTTGTAATCCCGGTCCATGTTGTACACAAGGTGTCGGATTTCCTCGGACTTCTCCATCGCTAGCTTCACGTTGGCTTCGCGATTGGCGAGGTACGTCGTCCAGGCCTTGGGGTTCGGCACCCCGATGTCCGGCGATAGGATCACCTTGAGGTTCAACGGCAGGGTGTGCGACACAAGGTTGATCCGCACCCGCCGCAGGAAGTCGTTGATCCCCGAGATCGCCGCATCGTCCGTCGAGTACTGGTGGGCGATCCGCCGCAGCCAAGGGATCAGCTGGGCCTCGTACTCCGCGCCGTAATGCTTTCGGATCGCCGCCCGAATTTGCTTGTCGTAGAACACCTTCCCGGCTTGGATCAACGCATCCCGGAACGCGATGTCATGGATCGTCTGTTGCATGGTCCCTGCGGCCTGCTCGATCGAGGTCGAGATGTCCACAAAGTCCACGTACCCGGTGCGCTCCTTGAGGTACCCCTTGGCCGTCGCCGCACGGAAGTAGTTGACGCCGAAGACCGTAGGCTCCCCTGCCTTGCGGTCCTCGATCACCGATAGGTTCGAACTCAACCGATCGTACTTCACCGGCCAGTAGCCGCCCTCGAAGGTCCCGTGTGGGGTCTGCACCGGCTCGGTCTTGATCCACTTCGGGGCGATCCCGGAGGTATTCCGGGCGACCGTGTCCATCTGCGCCTGCCAACCCTTAAACGGCTCCCACATCCGCTGGACAAACTTCCAATCCTCGGCCGTAGCGTGCTGATCGATCAGGGCCTTAATCTGGCCTTCATACACCCGCATCTCCTCGCGGGTCAGGCGCCGCCCGTACCGCGCCATGCCAGCCCCAGCGACGAACTTCTCGATGTTCGATCGATTGCCCCAGTTCAGCATGACTTGGATCAGGTTCTCCCGAGTCATATCATAGGGCGCCCCAGTGTAGGGGTCCACAAGCAGGTCCTGATCGATCGCCTTGGACAGCGACTTCCGCCATGCCCGACCGAACTCCCCACGCGTTTCTTGGAAGTGCTTCGAGAGGTCGGTCATCAGGTCGAATTCCTTCGACTTGCTCCGCATCATGGGGTCGATCACCGCGGAGAACATCGGCCCCAGTTCCTTCCGCAAGTCGAGGTCCCTAACGATCTCCTCCATGCGGGTCAGCGAGGCGTCGATCTTGTAAATCCAGCGGTTCTGCGCCGAGCGCTCGCGGGCCGGGAGTTCCCGAATGTTCGCGATGATCTCCTGCCGGAACTCGGCCCAGTCCCGCTTCTCGCCCTCGATCTCAATCTTGCGGACCGCACGGCCCACATGGTTCAGTGACGTGATGGCGTCGTTGAACTCCCGCCATTCCTCGACGGTCATGTCCTCAAGGCTCTTGCCGATGCCCTCGGCGACCCGGTCCGTAATCGCCAGGTCCCAACCATCAGCGTTCTTGGCCTCGCGGAACGCAGCAAGGGACCCGTTCCCGTAGTGCTCCTTCGACGAGGCGATGTCCTCCGGGGCCCGGCGCACCAGAACCCCTGCGCCTTGGAGCAGGTCGTGGATGTAGTCGAGGTACTCCGGCTCGACCTGTGGGACTTCACGCCGCGACAGCCGCTTGATCATCTTGTCGAACTTGACAGCCTCGCGTTCGAGCTTGGCCGCTTCCCCGGCGATCACCGTGGCGTAGTATTGCTGCTGCTTCGCACGGAACGCGGTCGCCGGGTCCTCAGCCAGTAGGGCCATTTCGGCCGCCCGGCCAGCCTTGCCTGCGGCCCGGAGGTAGGCATCGCTCCGCGCGTCCGCCATTGTCATCCGCGAGAACTGCTCGCGCAGCTGCTCAAGGATCGTCGCCTTATCCAGCGGACCGCCCCCGGCTCGCATCCCCAGTGCCGCGGTCTCCTCGTGCAGGATGTCCAGTTGGGTCTCCCCAGCGACCTGCTCCTTCACCGCGTCGATGATGTTGTCCTCAAGCACCCCGTACTTGATCCGCATCTGGCGATCGGTCTCAATGTCGATCACCCGGGAGACGAAGTCCTTGGCGCTCATCCCCGCGGACATCTTCGCAACGTTGTACTCGGTGAGCTTCGCCAGCATGGTGTCGCCCGAAGCGTAGCCGAAGAGCCCAGCGACGTCATCCGGGTTCATCCCCCGCTCACCGTAGTAATGCTTCGGCAGGGCCGCCTTCTGCGCCTCGGTCAGTGCCGCCGCGTCGAGCTTGACGCTCGCCAACGGAACCTTCTTGCCGTAGAGTTCGCCAGCGCCAAAGAATAAATCCGCAGCAACATCAGGGCGCAGTCGAATATCGTCCGCGATTTCCGCGCGTAGTGCCTTGCGGTTTTCCTTCCACTCCTTAGTGAGTTCACGGGCCTTCTCCTGCTCCGCTCGCTTAGTAGCGGCCGCAATGTCCTCAGCATGCCGCTTGGCGATCAGCGCCTCGTAGCGCTGGAACTGGTCGACGGTCATCCCGAGGGCGGCCGCGCGCTCGAAAACCCGGGGGCCGAGGTCCTGGGGCTCCTTGGGGGCCTGGGCCAGGTCACCGAACTTAGGCATAAACCCTTCGGGACCTGCTTCATGCACTTCATTGTATTTCTGTTGCAATCTAACAAGGCGTTCGGCATCGAATTCACTAAAATCCGACTTTGCTCGAAGCTCGCCTAGTTGATTGCCCAAATCATCAAGTGCCTCTTTCCAAAGCCTACGACCTTCCTCAAAACGTGCTGGATTGGATCGAATAACATCCAAGGCAGTTTGCATCTTCTTGCCTTGGCCAACCTCGTTTTCATTGGCTCCTCGGCGGAAGTCAGTAGGCTCTTGCGTCCGCTCATTGAACACCCCCGAGTCCAGCGGCTCCGTGCCCTTGCGACGGCCGATCTCCCCAGCCTCCACCCGCTTGAACAGGTCCTCGACGGTTGGCTCCTTCCCGAGCAACTCGCCGATCTTCGTCTTGATCGCCTCGTAGAGCGCCAGCAGCTTTTCGAAGACGGTGCGCACCTCCGGGGGAATGTACCGGTTCTCCGGGTCCCGGCGCCAGTCGGCGAACTCCTCCGCGATGGCCTCCTCAAGCCGAAGCTCTCGATTGCCTTCAGCGTAGCGCTCGGCGATCCCGTGCTTCTCCAGCCAGCCGCCCTCTTCGGCCCCGCGCTCCAGGGCCGCCCATTCCCGCTCGGTGAAGAACCCGTAGTTGCGGAGGTGGTGGATGGACTCGTGCGCCGCACTGCCGATCGGATCGGGACCCTCCAGCGACACAAGGATCGTCGGGTAGATCGCCCGGTTCCGCATGTAGATGCCGGTCGGCTCGATCGTCTTCGACTCGTTGCCGTGGGCGCCCTTCGTGACGATCCGGTCCACGGCGTCGACGAAGTGCATCTTCTCGGGGATGATCCGGCCGAGTAGCTCCCGCACCGCGTCGGTGATCTGGCGATCGGCCATCGACCGCTCGGCGTAGGGCTTGAAGTACGCCTGGGTCTGTTTCGAGAACGACATCCACTCGCCGCCCTCGAGGATGCGTCGGAATTCGTTCGCGGTGTCAACGGTGTCCCAGCCCTTGGGGTTGTCGAGCTTGATCACCGGGCTGGCGGAGTCCTCAAGGAACGATCCAGCCTTCTCTCGGGCACCGGAGACGCGGTGTCCAGTCAGGGTCTCAGCGTTAGGGAATTCGGCCTTGAGCTGGCGTAGCAGAGATCGCATTAGCGCAGGGCCGAAGTCCCTGGGGCCAAGGCCGTTGACCCCGGAGATCATCTCCACAACGATCTGCTTCCCACCGTTCTGCTCCGACAGGTTCACATAGCCTACCGGGTTCCCCCGCTCATCCATCATCTGGAAGTCGTGGAAACCTTGCGCAGGACCAAAGTGCCCGGTGTCCTCCGATTGGAGCCGCTCCAGCTTAAGGTTCCGGTCCCCAATGCTGAACATCGGCTCCAGCGCACTGGCCGCCCTGATCGTCGGGACTTCCTCAGGCAGGGGAGGAGGTTCAGGACCCCCTTGCGCTGCGGTTGCCTCGGCGTCCAGGGCGGCCTCGCGTGCGGTGATACCCCCAGGCCGCACACGGATGTCATCATGGAGGGCTTGCAGGACCTGTGGGTCGACGTGGGCAAGCCAGTCCGCAAGCGGGATACTTACATCCCCTCCAGTGTCTCGTGCGAGGGCCAGCTTGTCGGCAATATTGGGGACCCACCCCAGGAGTCCATCGCCCTCGGCAGGAAGCTTATCTCCATAGAGAGCGGCAACAGCTTCCCCGGATATTCCGATCTCAGCATCGGTGTGCTGGGCGATGAACTCCTTAAAAAGTTCAGGATTTCGTTCACGAAGGAGCGACGATTGGGCATCGGTGGTGGCCTCCTTTAGGACCTCGAGGTCGGTTGCATTCTGCTTTGCACGGAAGGCGTCGTACTCGGGCAGCGCGCCGGGCAGGGGCTCGCGACCGTTCTCGATCCACGGCCGGGCCCGGTTGTACGCCTCGAGTGGCGCCACCACCGGGGCGATCTGGTTGGTCCGCCCAGTGAGCCCAGCGGACTCGATCATCCCAGCGACATCGCGCCCAGCACTTGGAGCCCCGAGGGTCCGGCCAAGGTTCGCAGCGGCATCCGCGGCCGTCATCTGCACGCCAGTGGCCCCGCGGAGGAATAGCTCGATCGGGGTCCCTAGGCCTGCGGCGACCGCGGAGGCGATGGGGTAGTTCTTGATGTCCTCGGTCTTGAGCCAAGAACCCAAGGGTCCACCCTCGGTGAACCGCTTGAGCGGGTCCCCATCGAACAAGGCCTCAGCCCAGCGGCTCGGGCGGAGCAACTGAAGCGCCGAGACCTTCTGGCTGACGGAGTCCAGGGTGCCCCAGTCGTCGTTCGCGATCACTGGGTTCAGCGGGCTCTTCTGCGCCCAATCGGCGAGGTGCGGGTTCCCGGCGACAATCTCCGAAGCCATTGCAGCCTTGGAGTTCCGCTCGAATTCCTCAAGGTCCCCGTAGATCGCCGTGCCGGGGACCCCAGTTGCCTTGGCGAGATCAAGCGCCCGTGCGGCCTTATCCGGGTCCTCGTTGATGTTCCCAACGACCGGGGGCAGCGCTGGGTTCTGGCGCCCGAAGCTCTGCTGGATCAATTCACCGTAGCTGCTCATTTTGACACCGGGACTTGGGGCTGAGCCTTAACGCTACCGCCGTAAAGGTCCTGATACAGCTTTCGGGTGTAGATGCGCTGGACCTGCTGGTCAGTCGGGGTGATCCCCAGCTGCGCCCACATCGGATCGGCCTTGATCTCATCGGCGTCCTTGCGCGGGACCGGTAGGGTGAACATCGGGGCCCGAGAGCCAGAGAACCAGAACTCCTTCGAGCCCTGTTGCTGGAGCAGCCGAGACCCAATGGTTCGGACATCCTCGATCGTCGGCTGCTTCTTGGTCTCGCCAGCGAAGGCCTCGAGTTGATCCGAGAGCGCCCCGGTGAACTGGTACCACTGGTCCTTGTCCTTGGGGTCGATCCCAGCGGCCTGGAGGTCCGGGCGAAGGATGTTGAGCGCCCGAGCGACCCGGGGATCGCCTTCGGCCTTGCCCTTGAGCCGCCCTTGGAGGTTGATAAGCTCTCGCCGTGCGGACCACGGGAGTTCGGTCCCGACGATGTCCTGATCGAGGAACTCGGCCGGATTGGCCTGGGCCATGCCTTTGAGCCGCTGGTAGTCGCGGAGGGAGGTATCGGTCCAGTTATGGTCGCCCTTGGCATTGCGCGCCAGCACGCCCATGTATCGGCGCTGGGTCGCCGGGAGCAGCTTGTCCCAGGCCGCCGCCGCTTGGGGGTCCGAGGTAAGTTCCTCGACCGTGGTCGGCAGGCGACCGCCTTCCTGCCCCATCAGCTGGGTCTCGATGACCTGCCGATTGTTGAATTCATCATCGCGCTTGATGGCGACCGCTCGGTTGTAATCGGCCGTGACCCGCTGCTCGACATAGTCCGGAAACAGGGGATCATCCGGCGCCTGCTCCCGGGCGAGGGTGGTCCCCATGGCGACCCGAGCCGAGAGCGGAGCGGCCTTAGCCAGCGCGGCGTTGAACCGGCGCACGTATTCCTTCGCATCGGTACCGTGGGCGTCCTTGGCGTTCCCGGCTTCGGCGAGGGTCTTCCCCGTCAGCCACATGCTCGCGGCGTCATTCGCCGAGCCGGTCTTCTCCATGAACTGTGCGAAGTTCGCCGCAAAGACCTTATCCTGCGCCGCGTGGTCCTTGAGGAATTCGTCCCGGGTCATCTGGGGCATCCCGGCCCGGCGAAGGTAATCCGGAAGGAACTCCTCCATGATCTGGTACTTGCCAAGGGCCCGGCCGTGTTTGGTCATCACACCGATGGTGTCGTAGTTCCCACCGGACTCGATCTGGCCGATGGCCTCCTGAGCCTGCCGGATGTCGATCTTCCCAGCGCCCCAACGACCATCAGCGCCAGTGGCTACGGTCTGCGAGATCATCCGGGAGCCCACGGTGTTCCGCGCCTGCTGGACGATGTTCGTCACCTTGGCGATGTCCTCGCCTCGAAGATCCCCGCGCTTGACCGCCTCTTCGAGCCACTTACCGGCTTGGATCGGCCCCTGCTTCGCCATGCCGGTGATACGCTGGGACCACAGCCGGGACTTCGCTTGCGCGACCGCCTGCTCCGTGGCCTCGTCGCCGATACCCGCTAGGGCGCCCTGGGCTCGGACTTCCTGCTCGACCTTGTTGACCCCATCGATGAACGCCCGGTCGTCTTCCGGTTGGGTGAGCGCTTGGTTATTGATAGCCCCAATACGTGCATCGCTAGCACCGATCGCGTACTTCTTGTTCTCGATCGCAGCGTGGCCTGCTCCGTTAAATATCGTTCGGCCCATCGTACCAAGGGACTGGCTGTCGAACAGCTTTTGGGCCATCGAGTTCGGTAGGCCATCGCGGATGCCCTTGCGTGCGTCTTGGAGGTCTTGGATGTACTTCGGATAGGCCTCGACTGCGTTCTTGCCGGTGAGCGCTGAGTAGTCAGCGTGCAGACGCCCAGCGGCCTCCATGTACTTGGCATCGGCCTCCTGCGCTTGGGAATGGTTGTACAGGTCCTGCATCGCCGTTGCACGGACGAAGAGTTCCTTCCCAGCGCCTTCGACCGCCTGCCCGAGGCCTTGTGTGGCCTGCGCCACTGCGCCCCCGAAGGCAGCCAAGGGGGTATCGGCCGAATACCTGGGGATCGGATTCGACTGCGGCGCGACGTTCGGGGTACCGCTGTAGGGGACCTGGGGCATTAGGCGTACCCCACGACAGTTTGATCCGGCCCGAAGAGTTTAATGCCTCCGGTGCCACCGCCGCCGTACATCCCGGTCTGGGACCCGGCGAGCCACTTACTGCTGACGCTACCGACGCTACCGATAATCGACCCTAGGGCCTTGAGCTTCCCGGCCTTCTCGGCCTGAGCCCCAGCGTAGTCATAGAGGTTCGCCTGGTTCTCGTCCATGGTCGCCTTGACGGTGTAGTCATATGCCGCCTTAGCCGCGTTGGCCCGGATGGTCTCGTTGTCCATCTGGATGATCTTCCGCTGGGAGTTCTGGACCTCCGCGTTCGAGCCGGAGTTGACATCGAGCCCCGAGGCCGCCTGCCCGGTACGGATTGCAGCGAACTGCTGCCCGGCTTTCATGCCGTACTGTTGGGCCTCAATGCCGCCCTTGGTCAGCTCCCACTCAGCGTTCTGGCGATCGATCTGCGCATTGAGCCGGGCCACCTGCGCTTGGTAGCCGTACATCGCCTTCTGGCTTTTGCCCTCGCCCAAGGCGCCGAAGGCCGAAAGGACGCCGCCCCCAGCAGAGGATGCCAAGGACATCGCAGAAAGGGAAATCGGATCAGCCATGTTTGGCCCTTATCTCGAAAGGAAGGACGCCGTGGTACTCCGGGCCGAACTCAGCGCCGAGCCACTTGAGCCAGCGGACCGCGCGATCATTCCCGGCCACGGTGACCCCGTAGAG